TAGGATCTCTTTTTTTTGCCATTTCCTTTTAAAGTACTTGCTAACATTTTATGTTGACCAGTATGTGCCTTAACAGCACCCTTTAAACCTTTAATAACTTTTTTTATTTTTGCTTTTGCTTTTTTATTTTTCATGTTTATATTTTTCCTTCCAATAGTTTTTTCTTTCAAGTAATCTTACTCTAGTTTCTAGATCAAGCATACCTAAAATTTTTTTTATTAAGTTTATCATTATTTATATCCGCCACCTGCTTTTTTATACCTAGATGCTAAAAGCTGTGCTTTTCTTGCTGACCATTGTCCAGGTTTTCCACCCTTTGATCCAGCCATAATAGCTTTAAACATTCTTTTTCTCATGCCAGGTTTTGTATAGTTTCCAGCTTTATTTACTGTCGACTTTTTTTTCGCCATTTTTCATCTCCTTATAATCATAGTCATAACTTCCTTCTTCATTCTCGTCAGTTATCCATTTAGATGTGTCTTCCACAGACCATATTCTAGTATTAACTAATCTATGTATAAGAGGTTTGCTAGGATCAGCAGCCATAGATGGATCGAATATTCTTAGCCTATTGTTGGGTTGAATAGCATAATTACCATCATCTAGTTCTATCACATGGCCACATTTATGTTGATCTGGTTTTTCTGCATATCCAAAATCTAATTCATTATAATCACCAGCACACCAATCAATTGTAAATAAATATGTGCCTTCTCTTTGTTTTTTTCTTCTAGATGTGTATATCATTTTGCATCCTTGCAATTGATAAAATCTAGTTACACTAACATTATAGCTAAAAGAATCCCATAACATTAATTCATTAAGTGGCAATTCTTTTATTCCAGGTTTTTTACAAAATGCAGATATAGGTGCTCTCCACCATATACCACCATCTGTCATCATGTAATGAAATAGGGGAACTTGTTTTGGTATAGATGTAAATCCAAATACTACACATTCAAAGTATTTATCGTGTGAATCTTTTTGATCTCTTAAATAATTACCACGAACATAACATTCTATTGGGGGTATATTAGCATTTAAATACATATTATTTTATTATCCTTAATATTTTTTTTTGACCTAAATATATTTCTGTTTCTGCCTCTACTTTTTTACAACTAAAAATAACTCTTTCTGGATTTACTTCCCGTTGGGCAATTCTTTTTGACTTAAGGCAGTCACTCATTTTATCTTTATATACATGCTCAATCACAGAACCGTTTAATGTAAGTATTAAAGCTACCACAACTTCTATCATTTATGCTCTCCATTTGCTCTTACTTTATCTTTTACAATCTCTAATTGATCTATTATTTTATCTACATCTTTTTGTAATCTTTGTATATTAACTTTATTATGCATCATTGATTCCATTTGTTCCTGTATTTTTTCTACATCTTTTACTAAATCTTCGATAAGTAAAAATTGTTCAGAATCGGCAGGCAATGAACCTAATTCTCCAAGAGGCCACTTTATTCTAAACTCTGTATTCATTTCTATATCTTTTGAATTAAGTTTATTTTGCGTTTCTAAAACATTAATTCTTTCTATAACACCAAATCCAAACCATGCCCCAACTAAACATGCACCTATAATTGTAATTAAATTACGAGCAGGTAATTGTATACCTGTGCTATCTGATAAAGCTAGTTTTTTCATTATGTATTATCCTCATAAACTATTTCTGTGCATCCAAATTTTATATACATTCTATGCTCATTTATAGCTTCGCTACCTATTTCTTCTATCTTTAATAATGATTCTTTATAACCTGCAATTAAACAATCATAATCATTATCAAATTCTTCATGGTAAACATGAGGAGGTAGACAAGTATCTGCAACATAAGAACATAACAACAATGTTAAAACTATTTTCACTTTTTAAAAGTAAAAAGCCAGTCTACGAATCTTTGCCAAAGATTTTTAATCTTTTCTATCATTTTTCTTATCATGATCTTCCTCCAATTGTTTTATTTTTTTATTTGCATCTTCTAAATCTTTTGTTACATGCTCAAGTTTTTGTAGTGTACGTTTATTTGCACTATCTTTAGACTTACCAGCATCTTGTAGTTCAGCAACTTCTTGCTTCAGGATTCTAACCTGTTCTTTGTATTCGCTTATGATGTCCTGATACTCAGGTTTAGACATTACTTTTTCCCGTTACGGAATATTTGTGTACCTTTTATACCAAAAATGCTAGCCACGACAAGAATCCACAAATTTGTGAACCAGGTCGGCAGCTGTTGGAACTGATCGAAGAACTCTTTTATTTTTGCAGATGCATCAGGATCCTCCGAGAAGACCCCCCAAGCAATAACTAATATCGGCAGCGTTAATACGATGAGCACGAACTCGTCTTTCCAGTCCGACTGTCTTGCTTCTAATAATTTACCTTGATACTCTGTTTCACCTTTTGCCATTTTAGCAGCATGCATATTCTGTGCATCTGCCATAAGCATTTGAGTTTCTTTACGTTTTTTATATATGTGCGTTCCAGCATTTATTGCAATCTTTGCTAAACTAAACCAAGCCATTTTTATCTAACCATCCTTGTACATCAAATGATGGGCATTCTTTTGTGCTTTCTACTTCTGAATGTCCTATAATTTTTTGTATATTATACTTATCTTTTAATTTAATTATTATACTTTTTAATGTTTCAAATTGTATAGGTGCAAAGTTATTTTCCCAACCCATATCTGCTGTGCCACCACCAACTAATGCTACACCTATTGATGTACCATTGACTGCTACTGCATGTGCACCTACAAGGTCTTCATCTCTTCCAACCTGTAATGTGCCATCTCTTTTAATTAAATAGTGATATCCAATCGTATCAAAGCCACGATCTT